TAATCAAAAGTTGTATACAAATTTCTCTAATAAATCATCATAATAATCTCATATTTATATATATGAAATCATTGCCAACAGACTTGAAATTGTACAAAGGGATTAAGAATAAAATATACAAAAAAATACCAAAACATAGCGCATATAGAAGCGGTATCGTTGTTAAGGAATATAAAATAGCTTTTAAGAAAAAACATGGTAACAAATCTCCATATAAAGGAAGAAAAACAAGGAAACATGGGTTAAGTCGTTGGTTTGAAGAGAATTGGCGAAATCAACGTGGTGAAATAGGTTATAAATATAAAAGTGATGTATACAGGCCGACGCGGAGAATAACTAAAAGAACGCCGAAAACATTTAATGAATTAACAAGAAAGGAAATAAAAAGGGCACGGGTTGAAAAGAGACGGACAAAGAGAGTACGAAAATTCAAAGGAGGGAAAAGAAAACGATACGGTGTAGAGATGAATGAAAGATTGATTGAGATAATCCATCCAACTACCAAAGGGAAAAAATATACTGCGATAATTATGGATATGAAATCCAACGATAAGTACAAAATTAGTTTCGGAGCCATTGATTATGAGCAATACAAAGATTCAGCACCCTTGCAACTATATGCTAAAAAGAATCATGGTGATAAGAAAAGACGAAGAAACTACTTTAATAGATTTTCTGGTATTCCCACAAAAGATAAAGCCGTTAGAAAAGAATTCCGAAAAAGTGATGGAAGATACAATGCGAAAATATTAAGTCATATATACCTATGGTAATTAATTATAAAGTACAATGTATAAATTCAAAGAAAAAGCAAGTAGAAGCCATGCCAGATAAGGTATCAAAAGATAAGCTGCAGTCGTGTTAACTTTTAAAAAAGATGTATATGTTTTAAATGAGAAGAATAGTATTAATAGTAGGTCTAATAATGCAACTTTTGGCATTTTATAATAGAAAAATATGGTTGTCCAGGAGAGATTAAACGCAAGCTGGATAAAAAAAGTTGTTAGCGCTGAACAATATGGAAAACATGCCTTGCTTTTCCATACCAAGAAAAACGCAACGCTCATCATTGTATATAGAATTGGCCATACAATTCCAAATAAATAATTAGGAGGAGACCATGGTGCCTTTTTTAATTTCTTGTACCAGTTATTCATATATAAGCGTTATATTCTATATTTTTACATGAAAACATAGAATATATGTCAATATATTTGCAAAATATAGAAACCTTTAAACAGGATTTTGCATGTACGGTAGGAAATAAGGAAAAATATGGAGAGGTAAATACGGATTTTATACTTGTTAATAAAATATTAGACCTACTTCCTACCGAACTTTTTTCAATGCCAGAGTTAAAGTGGTTGGATCCATGCGCAGGGAAAGGATATTTTACAATGATTCTTTATAAGAGATTGTTTTCGTTTCTTAAAACTGAAATAAAAGAACCAAAAAAAAGGCACCGACATATAATAGAAAACATGATATTTATGGTAGAGCTCAATTCTGAACATATAGATAATTTATATGAGACTTTTGGAAAAAATGCAAATATTGCCAATGTGGACTTTCTAGATCTGGATTCTATGAAATTTGATATTATTATTGGTAACCCTCCATTTAATTCGGATGGATTGAAAAAGGTACCTACAAATAAGTTAGTATCAAAAAGAGAAGATGGTTTTGCAATATGGGTAGATTTTATTAAAAACTCAATTAACAATCTTAGAAAAGGTGGGTGGTTGGCAATGATAACCCCTTCTATATGGTTAAAACGGGATCATAAATTTCATAATTATCTTTTAGAGAGAGGGTGTTTTGAAAAACTGCACTGTATGACAAATACCGAAACCAATAGGATATTTCATAATCAAGCCCAAACACCAACCACTTACTTTTCATTCAACAACGATTTGAATAAGAGTAGAGGTGTAAAAGTATTTGATTCTTGTTCAAGAAATTATGTTTCTTGCGAAGGGTTAGATTCTATACCATTAATCTCTCCAAAAATTATCCAAAAGCTTGATAAATATGTTAAAAAGGTTGGATGTCTTCAGGTAATTAAGACAAGTATGCGACCCGGCTACAAAGGATTATCTGTGAATAAAAATTATGATAAAAACACACACCCTTTTTCAAATATTACAACCTGTATTTTAAATAAACTGCAACCAGAATTAGTTATTAATTATTCAAATAAAAAATGTACTTTTGCTGATGTCAAACCTAAATTAGTAATGGCACATAAAATGTATGGCTTCCCATATTACGATATAGTGGGATATGGAATTTCCAATAGAGATAATTATATAATTGAAAAGTATTCTCCAAAAGAATTATTAATAATAAAGGAATTCTTAACAACGAAACTTGCATTTGTAGTATTTGAATCTACAAGATATAGAATGAAATATTTGGAACGTTATGCGTTTGAATTTATTCCAGATATAACAAAATTACAAGATTTTCCAAAGAGTATTACAGATAAAACAATTGCCGATTTTTTTGGTTTTACTAGTACAGAAGTTAAATATATAGATAAATTTACAAAAAAGCAATACCTCCAATTCTGATATTCTCCTAATCAAAGTCTATGAAAAATTGAAATCATGCTAATAACGATAGTAGTATGTAATAATGGCATATTCTGGAGAGAAATTTTATATAGGAACTACTAGATTTTCAAAAGAGACCTTTGATGAAAACAAAATATGGCGTGATAAACACAATTGGGAAGGATGTATTTATGGCGTCACTAAGAAAACGACAAAAATTATTCCATCCAATGCCTTGATTTATGTATTGGAAATGAATAACGACACTAATACTATTGAAGGAATTGGATTAATTAGAAATTATATTAATTCAGAACGTCGTATATGTATTTACAAATCCGATATTAATTATAACCGATATATTTATAATAGTCAGTATCGCATCGATAAAAAAAAAATTAATTCTCCCAAAATGATGAATTTACTAGAGCACATAGTATTTACAGGATGTCGACATTATAAACGTGGACAAGGAATTACAACAATTAATTGGAAAAATTTTGATAAACCAACAATTGTTATACTTAAAACATTCTTCCAATCTCTATTTAAGATCTGATGTCTTATATTTCCGACTATCTGTATAATAGTCTGGTTTAATATAAGCAACAGTTTGAGAATAAACAACACTAATTTTTGATAATTCTTTGTTTGCATATTTTCTAAGAGCTTCACATCGTTCAAAATTTCTAATGATAATGTTAACAGGATGTTCATCGTTTCCTTCATTACTCAATGATTGCGAAATATCGCGAATACTCTCTGTAAATACGGTATTAACAAGTTCATAAATTTGCAACATCGCTTGAGCTTTGTTGCGTTTTTTTTCTCTTTTCATAATGGTTGATTTCATTTCGCATTCATTGATTTCATTAAGAATATACTTAATTCTTAGTTTTTCATTGTCTTGTGCGCCATTACATATACGCCTTACTCTATCTAATTCTACGTGAGCAAAGTGTGCACATGCTCTGTGTAGATCTACTGTACGCCGTGCAATAATTTCATCATCTGAAAATTTACCACTTTGTCTATTCCGGAATGCATAAGGAGAATTAAGTTTATTACAAATCAAAGTTCTGAATGTATAAAGATGAGGGAGCCCCCCACACATCACGGCGCCAGGTACATTTGCTCGGGCCGCACCGCCACCTGAATTTTGCCAGGCATAAAAGTGAGGATTATGAACAACTCCGTTCACTTTCATACCGGTTCTCCAACTAAACGCGGTGTGACACTGTGTGCACCACATTTGATCACACCCTTCTATTTTGAATACCGCGGCAGCACAACATGGACAATTTTTAGTTGTACTTTTGATCATTTCGGCGGATTTAAGATCATTTTCATCACATTCATGATCTATAATTTCGCCAGCTTCATCCGTAGGTTTGATTATGAAACATTTTGAACAAACATTTGTATTACAAAGACCACATTTCCACTGCGTAGAAAGGAAGCCTCGACAACCTTCTGCTGGACAAGCTTTCATAAATTTCCGTTTTTCTTTAGGACCACCGCCATTGCGTCTTTGATGAAGTTCTGCATATATGCGATTTTGCGATATTTTGAGTTCCCATGCTTTTCTCCGTAATTCTTTGATTTGATCTTGAAGTGAAGCACCAATTTCATCTAAATCTTGACATATTTTGTAATTTTCTACAGCTGGCATGGTATCTGGCAACCGACTCTGTTCATGTTCAAATAAAACCTGTTTCTTATGTTCTTTATATTGGTTATTTACCCATGTTCTACCCGTTGCTACAATAAGAGTATCTAGCTCCCAGCGATTTTTACACTTTAGACAATGAGGATCATCATTGCAACCTAAGAGATAGGTTCGGATACATGTACGACATGTATCATACGAACAAGAGGGACATTGATGTTTATTTCTGGTTGATCGGTTGTAGTCCTCACAGCAAATATTGCAAACATTGTTGTCAGAATCACTCATACTAGTAGCTTTGTTGTTATAACTACAATAGATTAGATAATATTCGTATCAATTTTATTATCTTCATTTTATATATACAATGAGTAAAAGAAAAGCAGTGGATCCAATATCAAAAGGAGAAAAAGAGAGACGGGAGAAGAGACAGAAGACAGCAGCAGCAGCAGCAGCAGCAGCAGCAGCAGCAGCAGCAGCAGCAGCAGCAGCAGCAGCAGAGGTACTCCATTTTTTTGTAAATCCAAGGACCACCGAAAATGATGATAATTTAAAAAGATTGCTAGTTCAAGTTAGTAATGCTGGCGTAAAGATTAGTACCACCCAATCTGAATATGATTTGGCTTGTACACAAGTAAGAATGGCGGGGGGAAATATCGGATACGCGTGTGGCAGTGTAATAGGACCGGGTTTCTTTGATGAAGATAAGATGAGATATACAATCAATTATGTAATATTGATCCAAACGCAGCGTGATGAGAGCTCCATGGGATCTACCGTTTCTGATATAAAAAAAAGAAGTGATAAAACTCCTGTAGCTACACACGGTTTTGTAGTTTTAAGAGATTTGACAAGAGTTACCAACGGGATTTTTCCAGCGATTGCTAGAAAAAGACAACAGGATGCATACCCTGATTCTGAATATTTTGAACAATTACTAGCATATTTAAAAGATGAACCAATGTTATATATTGAGGGACTCTGTGCAAACAAGGCAGCAGGTAGAGGAGCAGGAATGAATATGATGGATCTAGTACATAGGATTGCACGAGATACGAGGCAATCGGGATTCCCTGATATATATAAAGGATGTAAGTTATCAGCCTTAGTGTATGTCATTCAATTCTATTTTAGAAAGTTTTCATACAGATTTCGCAAAGGTTGTGAAGAAATGGTCAACGACGAAGAAAAGGAACAACTTAGAAAATTAAATAATATGGTACAGAGATTCCCGCGTTTGTCGGAAGATGCTGCCGCATATCAACATACTCCCTGGCTAGAATTTCTAAAACTTCTTTCAATTTCTGGATTTAATGCTCAAACAACACAACAGCAAGCCGCAAGAGTATTAACATTACGTGATATCCCCATGTTTAATACTAATACCCTTGCAACTTCAAGAATAGTTAAAGCTCTACAAAGATTGGGTTGGGAAGATCAAGGTTATAAAATGTATTTTTGTTTTTATAATGATCCCCTTTTTGGTGTTAATACTTTTGCATACTCAACTCGTTTTACTCAACAAATAATTCAAGCAGCCAGGGAGGCTTCAGACAAAAATCCTGTGCGCGAATCTACAACACGTGTAGCTAGACTGACCCAGGAACTGCAAGGTCCAGTGAAAAAGCAAGAGGTACTAGCTTTGCTGAAACAATATACTAATGGTGGTAGAAAACGTCGTAGAAAACGTACAAGAAAAAGAGCACTAAGAAAAAAGCGCCGACGCACAAAGCACAAGAAAAAGCGTAGAAAAACCCATAAACGCAAAAAAAAAAGAAGACGTAGAACAAGAAAAAGGCGGCGTTAAATAATTAGTTTGTATTTTTTATTGAATATAAAATACAATTAGTATATAATGAACGAAGAACCAGATTTTGATATTGAAAAATACAATATAGAAGAGTTATTAACGATTTTTGGTATTGATTCACCACTACAAAAAGAAACCATTATGGGAATAGCAGGAGAATTTATTGAAAAGTATAAGGAACTGGGAGAGTCAAAATATGTGGAGTTTTTTTCAAAGGCTATGAATAAATTGCTATCAAATTTTAACCAAATAGAAGGGATATTAGGTAAAGTAGATAATATATTGGATGATTTTGAAGAATCGCGCAATGCAATTAAATCGGAAATCCAGAATGTAGTAGAAAAGGCAAATAATATAAAAGTACAGGCGTCAGATTATATCAATCCACCGAATGAAATAGCGGCTACTAATGTATTAAGAAATAGGTATGTAAAAGTGGGTGGTCCGCGCGATTTGGCGACGGACGCCGTTATGCCACTAAGAAGCGATAATATAAAATTACTTGATACCGACGGAGTTCATGCTATCCAATTCCAAAAAAGACTAATGGTACCAAATACATATGCGAATATCCCCGCTTTACAAGGAAATTTAAACCCAACATTAAAAAATGTATTTTTAACATGGATCAATGTGGATAGTCAATATAGAGAAATATTGCCAACAGGAACTGCTAGTGCATCATGCCCAGGTGCAATATTTGATGTAAATAATACTATATCACAAACCGATAGTTCAACGGATTTTACTTTTGCATTAGCCAATCCAATTACAAATGTATTGGCAATGACAGTAGGAAGTATTGAAGTTCCCATGGCCGGATATTATACATTCTCTGATAAATACGGGAATACGACTTTTGAACTTCATATAAAAGACTATGGACATATTTGTCTTAAGATACCAGAAGGAAATTATGATGCACCTGGTCTACAATCAATAATGAATACGGTTTTACTTAATGGTTATGTGTCGCTACCAGTGCCACTGGGGTCCTTGCCGTACAATGGTCCGCGACCACAGATCATTGTAAATGCAAGCAATCAGAAAGTTTATATTTTTTGGGGTACTAAGATTGAGGGAGCAACCAGTCCAACGCCGCCGACAGTGTCACCACCCGGTGATATATCTATAAAATGGTTTGAAAGAAATAGCTGTGGAAATTGTAAGAGTTGTATACCCACATGTACCAAGGCAGTATATGATGAAGATATAATTAGTGGACCTACAGGGCCTACTGGACCCAACGAACGTGAGGTAAAACGAGAAAAGAAAGAATATGTCTGTTCTGATAAAAATATTGGGAAAAAGATTAATTCAACGCTTGGATGGACATTGGGTTTTCGGGAGGCTGAATCTAAATTAGTGCCGACATTTTCACCAACAAATCCAGTTGCGGATGTCTCCTTTAATTTAGTAAGTCTGACGTCAGATAATACTTATTTTGGAACTTTTGGAACGTGTATTTGGGATGAATTTGGTACAAAATATCTAATTCTGGAGGTAGATGATTTTAATAGAAATAGAAATACTGGTAATATGGGTACAATGTCTATGCCATCGTGTACAGAGAATTTTAAAATACCTTCATACGCGAAAGAAGTTTCGCAAATTTATCCTATTTGCGATCCTTCAAATAACATACAACGATTTCCCGATCCCGGAAATACAGAGGATATGGAGTCAGAACATATAAAATTTACAGCAGCATTTTTGAATGAATCCCTCGATGTCGGACCCTTAGCTGAATCAGGTTCACCTGGAGCCACGGGTTCAACGTGGGAACAAGAACTATATAAAACAACTTATTCAAAGGAATGTGGTGGAAGAAAAAAACCATTTTATGAGAAATTCAAAAGATCATGTAGGAAAGGGACGCCTGCAAATCCAATTGCTATTCGTGGTAAAGATACATTAACAAAAGCGCAGAAATACACAGCAAGAGAAATCAGAGGTACTCAGAAAAATAGTTGTGTAAATCAGTATTATGCGCCACAATCTTCCAATATATTATTTAGATTTCCGATACAAAGAATTTTAACAAATCCACAAGTGCCTGTGATTACACCAGGTCCTGGTATAGAATCGGGGCGGAAATATTTTGGTCCTACCACAATTGAAAAGTTGCGTATACGATTATTGGATGACAAGGGTTATTCTGTAGATTTAAATTGTGGTGAAATATCATTTTCATTAATTTTAGAGAGATTATATCAATATTAAACAATAACGCAACAATTTCTAGGACAATCTCTTCCTTTTCCATTTTGTGATATATTCATTTCGGCTTCTTCGAAAGCAATAGAACGTTTGATCCCGCAACCAGGATTTTCTTTATTCATTCTTTCATAAGTCTCCATGATGAGCCATTCATATGCTTGTTCCACATTTTTATTCTCTTTGCAACTAACTTCAGCAAATAATAAACCGTGATCCATGGCATATTGTTTCCCCTCCTCTTCCGATATAACGCGACTCATTTTATCTGTCTTGTTTGCAACAAGTAAAATAACCATTGGATCATTAGGAGAATGTCTATTGCGTTCTAGTTCCTTTCTCCAAAAATCCACTCTCCGAAAGGATTGTCTTTTACCAACATCATAAACAATAATGGCTCCGGCGATTCCTTTATAATAACTAGTGATTATTGAAGAAAATTTCTCTTGTCCAGCCGTATCCCATATATGAGATTTTATAACCACGTTATCATGTAGTGTGTTCATTTTACAACGAAAATCTACCCCGATGGTTGTTTCATGATGATAGTGAAATTCGTTGTTTACTAATCGGTCTGCAAATGAAGTTTTTCCTGCACCGGTTTCCCCTACAAAGATGTATTTGAATAAATAATCATATGACATTCTTATTATATAAAAATATAATAATAATTATAATTATATAGATGCAGAATATTGAGACTATTGCGCCATCAGATATATACGCGATTCATTACCTTGATAACGGAGGCACGGTTAAGGAATTTTCTATGAGACATGTAAAGCTCAAAAAATCAATAGAACAGGAATCTAAAAGACGTTTGAAGGTAAGTATTAGATATAAAATGATGAACGATATGAATTTTAAGAAAAAGATCTATACCAAATTAAAAATATCTACAACGGAAGATTTAAAACCAGAAGAATTATATATACGCCTTGATAAAATGTCAAGGAATCAACTTTTATCTGTACTCCATCCTTGAAGTGATTAAAAAAAATGATTATTTCCTAAAGATGACTACCGGACCGAAGACAATGGTTGTTGACACTTATGACATTTTATCCAAGGTAAAAAGTAATGATATCGGAAGCCCCATACATCCATATCTTCAAATATATCAATGATAATTCCATATATATAATCATCACATACCGAACATTTATACTTTGTTTTTCTAAGCGGAATTAGTTTTTTAATTCTTATTGGCTTACCGGTTCGCTGTCTCCTTACCAAATTTGCAAACATTTAATATCTCAATATATTATATAATGGTCTCTAATATTATCTATAGTGAGCACCACTATATAATATATAGTATTGGATTTTGTATTTTGTATATCACCTACTTTATTGTAGATAACATGTTGAAAAAAACAAATAACAAGTATCGGAATCTTGATAAGAATAAACAATTTTATATTGTGAGTAATATTTTAAAATCGTTATTATTGGGAACCATTACACCATTTGCAGCGATGGTATTATATCAAACAATGTGTTTAGATCACTGGAATAATAATTTAATTAAAAATATTGGAATAATTTATGCTATCCCGGATGGTGTTTCACTTACACTGGTAAGGAAAATGGACATGACTACAAAAATACACCATACAATTGTATGTATATTCAATATTATATCTATTAATAACAATTACGAAGAAGACAATATAGTACGTTGTATGGTAATATATGCTTGTTTCAGTTGTTTTGCATTTATAGTAAATCTTTTGCTAGGGGTAAGATTTTTACATGATAGTAAAAGGATAGGGATAATAATGGCAAAGGCTTCATTATATATTTATATGACTTGTTGTTTAATCAACTGGGCGTGGCATGGAAAATATGTTCATACGCTTGTTAATAAATGTGATGGGGGGTTGTGTCAAATCACCATTCCTTCTTATTGTGCAATGATTATGATGCTTGCGTGGGATGATATAAAACTAAATAAATGGTTATATAAAGAATCTTGTAAACAGATCAAAGATGAATAATTAATTTACCTTTTTAATTTTCCAGCTACTTATTGATTTAATAATTATTTCAGGCTCTCGTCTATTATATATGGCAACTTTCCCCTTCCATTTTCCAAACTTTACCCAAGTATTGTTACATTTTAAGAACTGTTGATTCCCATCATCAAAAAATCTTATTTCATATGAATCTTCACAAGGAGGGATATAATCCCATGCATTGTTAATCAAATTATTTTCCATAATAGTTAAATATAATAGATTTGTATTTAACTATCTTTTACTACGCTTTCGTTTTCTTGTTTCTTTCCTGCGTTTTTTTCTACGATCTCTGGTTTTTTTTGCGACGCGGCGTTTCTTATTACTTTTTCTTGGATGTCTCTTTCTCTTTCTTTTTCTAGATCCTCTTCCACGACGAGGATTCGCTAAAGCGACTCTACTCATCATTATTAATTCATCCTCACTCGGCCTTCTATAACCACGTAGGGCGACGGCTGCCATTTCGCCCAATTCTGGATCCATTGGGAAACGTCTGTGTGGGTAATATACTGCTGCCGAGGGCCGTAACCCAGCGGGGTAATATACAGGTGCATCTGCTCTGAATCTCGACATATACTATATCTTAATATATTAATCCCAGGATTTCAAAAATAGAACGTACATGCATTTCTTGATCTGCTACGCATTCAATCATATCCTGTTCAAATTTTTTAATTTGTTGTCTCATTTTATTCCAGTTACGCTTTATAATAGGAATGCTATTTTTCAATTTCTCTTCTATTTCTTTTTTGGAGAGGTCTATTGAATTTGTACCTAAAATTAGTTTAAATAGAATAACAGCCAATGATAGATTCTCCATATTACTAGAGATATTATGAAGAAAAATGATTGGTTTTTTGTCTCTAACTTCAAGATGAAAATCTTCTCTAGAACATATACCACTTTTTAAGCTTATTAAAATGCCGCATTTGATATCATGATTTGTATCTATATCTCTATAAAACTTTTCTATTTCTGGTTTGGTGACATTATTCTTGTAATTTTTGGTTTCAATAAGCATACTGAAATCATTTTCTTTAAATATGAAATCACCTCTCCCTGTTTGTTTATGAGTGTCTTCTATTTCAGCCTTTGGAAATTGTCTATTTAATTCGCATAATGTAAAATTTTCACCATCTTGACCAATAATGGTTGAGTTCTGTGTTCGTGCGATGAGTGCCTCCTTCTCTTGTTTTTCAGTCATTAATTTAATTTCATACTCTTTTCTTAGCGTTTGTATTTTCAACTCCCATGTGGATTCTCTTTGAATTGCCTTTTTATCAAATATAGCATATGCTTCTTTAAAAGAATTGCGATTTTCTTCATTCAAAGACGATATTTTTTCTTCATTTCTCTCCAATTGTTTATGTAATCTGCCAATCTCATTTTGAAAGGAAATAACAGTTTGTTCTTTAATTCGTGTAGACATCTCTAATAAGTCTTTACGGTGAATATTTTCTAATTCTCTAGACTTATTTTTAACGGATAGTAAATCATTTTTATAGTTAGAAATGATATCATCAGTCCTTTGTTTTTCCTTTTCTAACCGTGTCTGCCATTCTTCGTTATCCCATCCTTGGACGGTTTTAGCTCCTATATTTAAAAAACGCGTTCCCAAAGCGATACACTTTATTTGATCAGGTTGTTTCATTTGTAGAAATTTGAGAACTACATTATTGGCAGGAAGACAAAAGGTGATAGATTCGCCTTCAAAAGACATTTTATTATATATATTATAATGTTTCTATTTCCATTTATATAAAGAAATTTGATATCATATATATATATATAAATTATGGCTACGAGAGCAGCAGGATTGGCTATAGAGATATTTAAAAACAACAGAAATAAGGAAAAGGGTGACATGATATTAGAACCATTACAGGTGATGATTAGTTTGGCGGTATTGGGATTTTGCCCTACAGGAACTAAAATAAATATAAACCAGAATACACTATATTTACATGAACCATCATTGTGGCAAGGTGCCTGGCGATGGTTTGAAGGCGATTCAAAGGATGATTTATATTATCTTTTTCATGCTATTAGGAGGTATTATAAGTGGTATAAGAATAAAGACAATGAAATTTATGATTATATTTTAGTTTTGGCAAAAGCAGGAATTAAAAAGTTAATAGCAACTTATCAAAGTGCTGACAAACAATCTATTTTACATACGTTGTCATTGTATTACAATATATTAGAGTTAAATACACCAGAGTTATTTAAGAGTGAAGATGACACAGATATGGTAAATATTGACCAAGTATTCAGCAAAGTAACCGAATTATATGATAAGAAACTATTGATGATTGTGTTTAGTGCTCTAAAATTATTGGGAGAATCGGAAAACCAACATGAAAAAACGCACTATATTACAGGATTACGATCAATGTTGACACCGACAGAACTTAAAATACGTGGATGGATTCAAACAAATCTTACACTATAAATTGAATAATTATATAGTTTTATAAGGATAAACTATATAATGTCCTTAACTAAGCAATCTAAAAACTTGACTACTACATGGAAACCTGTTATTTTAGATTTTCTGAATAGTAATCCCAATATAGATGAAACATATGACGAAAAGTGTAGTGAAATTGGTGTACCAATTTATCCTCCTATAAATATGATATTTAGATGTTTTGAATATTGCAATATAAATGATACAAAAATAGTCATTTTAGGGCAAGATCCATATCATGGTCCAAAACAGGCAATTGGGTTATGTTTCGGAGTTGAAGAAACTATGAAAACGCCGCCGTCATTGAGAAATATTATGAAAAAACTCACAGAAGAATATAAGACATTTCACACAACAAGCACTTTAGAACACTGGGCAAAACAAGGTATTTTAATGCTTAATGCATCACTTACTGTGAGACATAAAAGCCCATCTTCTCATATGAAATTGTGGAAAAACTTTACAGGATCAATAATTAAATATTTAAATGATCATTGTCAAGGTATAGTTTTTATAGCATGGGGCGCTTTTGCTCACAATATCATTGAAAAGCATGTTAATTTTAATAAGCATCATTTAATAACCAGTTCTCATCCTTCGCCACTTAGCGCTTATAGAAAATATAAATCCAATCCTTCTTTCAAGGAATCAAGTCCTTTTGTAAAAGCGAATAAACTATTAAAGTATCCAATTGAATGGTGATTATAAAATTGAAATAAAGATAAAATTATAGAATTAAAAATAATGCCCAAATTCCTTTCTGGATTAAAAATAATGCCCAAATCCATTTCAGATCCTCGCCGCACAGGCAAGAATAAGCGTCGCCAAACATTTAATAGATATGGTAAAAATACTGCAAGGGGTCTACGCCATATAGTTTCACAAAAGCAGGCCAGACAAAATAAACAAAAAATTGCACCTAAAAAAAAGAACTAAAAAATTAGAACTAGGTAAATTAAATACCACAATCATAGTCAGCTGTAAACGGTAATCCTACTTTTGAAGGTTTTCTCCATAAAAAAACGACCGTCTTCTTAAAATCAAGACGTCTTATTTCATCTGTAATATTTTTTTCACCTTCATAAACTAATGTTTCACTTTCTTTTATTACTAAAATATATTTTGGTTGAGGTCTTTTGCTTATAAGAATGCTCATCGATCTCTCTAAAATATATTTACCACATGGAAATTTTTTACCATCAATCTTCATGTTATAAGAAAATAAAAAATTGAAGTAAAAATGATGCTAAACAGAATAAGACAACCCAATCAACAACTATCTTATTACGAATAATGTCTACACTCTCTTGCTACCAATCTGTCAAGCGCACCGAAAATAGTACCAACCCGGACAAATCTTTTATTAGACCTGTGGTTTCCCCGCTGTATATGGATGTCGCATTTACCGGAGACCGTTCTGGATCAATGTGCTCCACCCACGGAGGCTCCCAAACAGGGGCCCGAGAATATATCAAGAAACAGGTCGAGGCCTCGGAGACTCTCAAGCCGCGACTTGGATTTTACATTGACTTTACCACATTTGATGACGAGATTGAACAACCATTTTCAGGTTCTGCATCTGAAGTCAATGAAGATGTTTTGAATGCTTTGGCCATAGCAATGGAGCCTCGCGGATGCACTCGTCTGTATGATGCGATCACGGATAGCGTCAAACGTCAAATGACGCGATTGGAGAAAAAGTTCACAGAACTCGCACCGGAAGTTCAAGATTTGGTCAGAGATCAACCATGGCTCTTTGGGGCGGCTTGTACGCCCATGACTGACGGTCATGACAATGCCTCAGGCCCTGGTGCTCGTTCGGAATCCCGAAGAGCGATGATGAACTTTGTCCACAGCTACTCTGCTACAGGAATGGTTCTCGCAGCCAATCGCGATGCTTCAGAACTTGCCGGCGAACTTGGTCTTGATCTTGAAGCAGCCCTTCAGATGGGAAACAGCCGTGAAGAATGCTGTGCTGCCATGAACAGTGCAGCATCAGCTCAGCTTAGATCAGCGACTTCTGGTGGTGTTCCGCCACCTCCAACGGCTGGAAGGTATTTCACTCAGCTTGAAAGGGAGAGTTCCTGTTCCAATACCCAGACGCGTCAACCAAGGCAAAATCTGAGATCCTCTGCGGCAAATACCAACATGTTTGTCCCCCCTCCTCCTCGCGCGCTTGCTCTGTCACTTCGCTGTTAGATATAAAATATAATAAATATATAAATGGGTACTTCATTATCGCTAACCGTCGCATATCATTATGCATATTCTCGCCCCATCTCTAAAAAAACAAACCCGCCGCGTCCTCTGTCACCAAAAAGAAAAAAATGCACATATACAAAATCTTTTTATTTCAAGATTGGAGAGGATAAATCACATTATTTTAAAAAATTGAAATGAATATTTTTATTTATAGAACTCATTTAACAACAAATTACAACATTATACAATGGCTTCTCTTAACATTCTTAACACAGTTGGTAAACTAGCTACTATTGTTGAATCAACTGGTCTAACGCAGGCAGCATGGTATGCCAAGAATGGAGCATCATCGGAAATGGTCTCTTTGGTGGCACTTGGCAACAAGGCGTTTGGTTCTGCCATGGAACATATCACTTGCAACATATTCAAGTGTGAAAAGGTGAAAGATGTGCAGGGTGAGACGGGATGGGATTTGTGTAGAAATGACTTTCATATTGAACTAAAATCTTCTCGGTTATGGCGGGTGCAACAAAAAACGCTTTGGCGTTGGCAACATGTTCTTCCTGATCATGAATGGTCATATCTCATGTGTGCGGGCGTTGACATTGATAAGATCCGCTACTTTATCATATCAAAGCCACAATTTATGGATCTAATCAGCATGGGTATAGTAACACAACAAGGTGGAGCAGGGGGACAAGGTTGTTGGTTCAGTTCACCAGACATCATTTGGAAGATTCATGAATTCAAAGATTCGGAGAAGACTGGAATATCTTTCAGTGAACAATTGGATATCTTTATTGCGGAGAATCCTGCATCCAACGATGCTGTGTCATCCGAAGAGATTGAAAAGGCGCTTGGTGAAGGAATGATTGTCAAAGAATTGCGTAAGGCTGAAAAAAAGGAGACGATGCGACTTAAAAAAGAAGCTAAACTTATTGCAAAAAAAAGGCGAGCTGATGAAAAAGCGGAAAAAAGGGCTGAGAAAAATGCCATTAAAGAAGCGAAAAAGGCTGAGAAAAAAGCCATTAAAGAAGCGAAAAAGGCTGAGAAAAAAGCCATTAAAGAAGCGAAAGCTTGCTAAATTAAAGCATTCTGTAATATATAATAAATAACCAACTAAAAAAATGCTCCCATGGGGCTTTTTTTATTAAAATTGAATTAAATATAAATATTAAATAGTAATGTAAATCACAATGACTGAAGTTTCATATGACATCGCGCCGAATGCCAAAGGTTCTTTGGAGAATCTCCTCCACCAAGGAACAACGCTAATGTCATCAATTGCAGAAATACTAGACAATGCTGTTACAGCGAAGGCTAACAATATCAAATTAAGTGTTATTCATAGGGATGGTAAATGGTATCTATTGTTTATTGATGACGGTATTGGAATGGATAAAAACAAGCTTTATTCAATACAAGAATCTCATCAAAAGAGTGCGGGGACAATGGAGGGTTTCAGGTGTACATATAAAGGCGCGGGGAGGTTTGGTGTAGGATATGCTGCTGCCCGAGCGTATCTAACAGAGAATTCTGGAAATACGGTAATATTATCACACTATAAGGATACTCCCGCGAATATATCTGATGATCAGATGTACGAGTTGCTTGGTTTTGCAAAATGCGAGGTTGAATTGAACATGGAATTGGAACGAGGATTTATGAAAGTGTCTCCAGATCAAGATCTGGGTGATCATAGCTCAAATTGGACAAAGTATGCAATTGATCCTAGGAAAACTGGAACGATATTCATGTTTCCGATTACTAATGATATATATGAGAGACTCAAGAAAAATCTATTCAATGAGAGTTTATGTGAAAACATAGCGCTGCAAATTGCCGACAGATATACACCATTCCTTAATGGTGAATATCTAACTGGAAAAAGGGGAAAGAGAAAAGGTGTGAGCGGAGAAGGCGAAACCAAGGGTAATGATGAGGAAGATAAACTAAATATTACAATCAGTTTAGAAGATGAAGATGGTTGCGTTCTTAAAGAAGTGAATATTGATCCGATTCCCAGTGATAAAGATTTTAAGCAAGAAAACAATGATGATTTCAAAAGGAATTTTACATTTATAAGTTTGAAGGAATCTATTCTATGCGAGACAACAATAAATAAAAGTAAAGTTATTGCGCATTCTGAAATGGCAATTCATGACAAAAAGAATGATAAATATTCCATTATCCTTGAAGCGGAGAATATAGGGAGTAAAGGTAAGGTCAAGAAACTTTCTAAAAAGTTACAGCATGATTGGGTTGAATTAAATATGGAAGACAGTGAATTACTGAAAGTAACATCTCTTCATATTAATAATATTGAGAATTATATTGATTATCTTCGCGCGTGTCATGAGAATCTAGGAATCAAGGTCCCGATGTGTCCTCTCACGAAGGATCAAAGGGGCCGTTTGGTGGCATATACTAAATATCCCATTGAGGAACTCTTTAGACCCAAGTTGACTAGGAACGGTTATAGATTAACACTTGAAAAACGAGAAAAGGCAGATCAAACGCATGAAAAATTTAGACTTCATACAAAGTATGACTATTCATTTGAGGCTACGAAGAAAAGGGATAATGCGATTGGTACGGAAACAAATAAAATGAGGACATCAAGAAATACAATGGATTATTGTATAAGGGCGGGTATGTATCAAACAGAGGCAAATTCTGTAGAAGGAGTGTTAAAGATTTGGTATTCAAAGAATCAAAAGGAGGAAACGATTACATCATCAGATGAGAAAGCCTTGGATAACACATCAGAAATATCGGACGAAGATCAAGGTTTTGCGGACAATGATTTCCTGTTGGGACAAGATATTGCTAGTCATGAAGATGATTTATCAGCAATTCAAAATACCAAACCTAAGAAAGTAAAATTTCAAAAAGTAAGGGTGAATAATATTCAATTCAGTATTAATGAAATGGCAAAGTCAGCTCCTGAATCTAAATTAGATGATTCGGAAAGAGAAGACGATGAAGCTCCTGAATCTAAATCAGACGATTCGGAAAGAGAAGACGATGAAGCTCCTGAATCTAAATCAGACGATTCGGAAAGAGAAGACGATGAATCTAGTGACGAGGAAGTGGGTGAGGTAAAAATCAATGATAAAACAAGGGTAGTAGATGAGTATATTGCTGACGAGGGTCTAATAAAAGCGGAGTATTTGCAAGTTTTAACCGAAGTTGAAAAGTTGTGGGAAGCGTATGACCTTGAATCAAGTGAGAAATTTGTGGATCATGCTTTAGATTTAACGAATGTTTATATGGATTTGATGTGTAGGTTTGTTATATCGAAGGGGTGCGAATCATTTTATAAGAAATTATACAAAAGGTCTCCTTTGGGAATCAAAAATTTGTTAGAAAGTATTCGCATGATCATTGAAGAATATTGTACAGATGATGTTCGGCAAAATGTAAAAGCAGGAGCAACATTAAAAAGATTGTATAAAGGGTTGCAGGATGAAATTGCTTTTAATTGTGAGGAAGAATATAAACACGATTAGATATCCAATCTTAAGTTACATAAATCAATATAATCTTGATTAATTTCATAAGCTATAAAATTAATGCCAATTTTTTTTGCGGCAACGCATTCGCTACCTGAACCAGCAAAGGGTACGACCATCATTGTTTCGCCATCTTTATTTATACAGGCTTTAATTAACTTTTCACATAAGGCCAAAGGTTTTTGTGTGGGGTGTGGTTTTTGTCCAGGTAAGGCGACGCGTTCTTTCTTGCCCGCCCCTCCAGCCAATGCTGATATTTTGATAACATCTCTAGGCAATGCCCCATTTTTGTGTGCTTTGTATACAGTTTCCTTATCACCTTTACTAAATCTTCCTTTAGTTGCTCTGCGAACTTTGCCGGCGGCATTTTTTAAGAATGTATTTGTATATGGTTCTCTTACATCATCTCTATTAAAATTCGGTCTCTCATTTTTAGAGCAGCAAAGGATACTTTCGTGTGTTCTCTGCCAGTATTTCAAAGATGGTGTAACTTTATTGGTATAATGCCATATAATCCATCTAACATGAATATGAATTCTTACACGAATGTATGCTAGAATCTCGCTAAAACCATAAATATATAGTGTTCCTGTTGGTTTTAAAATACGAATACATTCTTTAAGCCAGCTATCACACCATTTTAAATACTCATCCATGGGTTCTTTATATTTATTATTACCGAAGTCTTTACCAATATTGTAAGGAGGGTCGCAAATTATAATATCAACCGAATTATCTAGTAGTTTTTCCATACCTTTTATACAATCTTCACAATGGATGGATTGTTTCTTTTGCAATGATATTTTAGTATTTTCCATTTTAACCGAAATCGTTTGTTTTTTGGATTTTGGAATCTTAATAACATTACGTTTCTTTTTTTTTTTTGTTTTTAAAGCACTATTGGCATTTTCACATATTATGTCTGTCATTGGATATAAAATAATATTAATTTTTATCTTTTAGTCAATTTTCTAACGATGCGTTAAAATATTTTTATATATATATAAATGCAATCGGATTCGGATTCTGAGGGAACAGAGTTATTAAATAGAAAAAAGAAGATAACAAAGAAGATAACAAAGAAGATATGGCATAAACAGCAGGAGGAAATTCTTAAGAGATGGTCAGAAATTGGAAGTAGTTATAGATTTATGCATGATAGATCATATACAAAATTTGAAAAACAAAATCTGAGATTTGCATTACCTGTAATTGTTATTTCAACGGTAACAGGGACAGCTAATTTTGCTCAAGGATCTTTTCCAACAGCTTGGCAGTTGTATGTACCGTTATTCATTGGTTTTTTGAATTTAAGCGCTGGTTTATTGACAACGGTTGCGCAATTTTTACGGGTAAGCGAGCTTCTTGAAGGACACAGAGCCGCTGCCATATCATATTCTAAATTTTCCCGTAATATATCTGTCGAGTTATCGTTGCCGCGTGAAGAAAGAACATGTAGCGGAACGGAGTTTGTAAATAACTGTAGAACCGAACTAGATAGATTGATAGAACAAACACCTAATATTCCTTTGGAGATAATCAAATCTTTTGGAAAGAAATTTGAATTGGATAAATTCAATAAACCAGATATTCTTACGATTACAGAGGTTAGCGTCTTTAAAGATGATGCAAAACAACGGAGGTTTGATAAATTGGCCGCGCTTAAACATGAAGAGGAGATGAGAAGAACCGTTTTGAAGACAGAAAAGTTACGAAGAGCGTCATTTATAGAAGAATTTACGAAGAAAAAAGCACTAGAGACGGAAATTAATACGAAGAGGGAGAGAAAGCGTCGGGATGATAAGAAAAAGAATGTAAGTGTAAGTTCTGTGCAGAATAGTATGAGTAAATTATTAGAAAAGCTGAATGGAGCTCAACAAAATAATACAATAATTACACCAGATAGTTCTGATAATGAAAGGAGTCCCTCATCATCTTTAAATATTCACACGGAGAGAAACATTGTATTGGACATTAAAGATAAAGTTGAAGATGAAGATGATGAGAATGGTGAACATGATGGAAATAATGAAAATGGTGAAAATGGTGAAAATGGTGAAAATGGTGAAAATGGTGAAAATGGTGATTCGGATAAGGAATAATGGGAACTGAATAAAGAGAACTATATATGTCACGTTTTTTAAAAAGGATTCTAGGGATTTTTGATTTTTGGACATTTGAAATGTCCAGAAAAATGTCCAGAACGAAGGTTGCCCTTTAAAATATGCATGAAAAACATGACATACTACAACATTGGAATATAAAAATAAAAAAACATGAAAAACGCTCCCTACAAGAAAAAAAAATAAGTTTTTATGCAAAGAATTTAGGGACTATTTTATGTTTCCATATTATATGAAAAAAATAGTCAAAAATAGTCCCCCGAGATTCCACTGTTCAAATTGTGACTATAGTTGCTGTAAAAAATCTCATTGGAAACAACATATAGCAACCCGTAAACATAAATGGAAACAAATGGAAACATTGGAAACAAAAAATAGTCTCCCTTCCATCGCTTGTAAGTGTGGAAGAAAATATCGCTCTAGAAGTGGTCTCTACAAGCATCAACAAAAATGCAAGGTGATTGATAACAATGATAACAAAAAAGATGCTTTGGTGGATATTGATCCAACAAAGTCCAATACAATTCTAGACCTTTTAAAAAAATTGGGAGAGAAAGACAAACAAATAGCCGAATTACACAAGAATGTGAAACCTGTCATTAATCAGAACAACAATATAACTATTAATTTATTTTTGAACGAGTATTGTAAAAATGCCATGAATCTCACGGATTTTGTAAATAACCTACAGGTATCGCTCAAGGATCTAGATTATACGAATAAGGAGGGATATATCGAAGGAATTTCAAATTTGTTAATTAAGAATTTGGATGAATTGGATGCAAAGGAAAGGCCGATACATTGTTCTGACAAGAAACGAATGCAATTTTATATAAAGGACGAGGATAAGTGGGAAAAGGGTGTTTCAAATAAAAAAATAGACATATCAATAAGTAAGATGGCGCATAAACATTTAAAAGCTATAAAAGAGTGGGAGACGGATAATCCTGGTTATGAGAAAACGAATCAAGGTATGGATAAATACTTTCAAAAAACAAGGAATATTCATCCCTCAATAGATCAAGATAGTAAGAGGGATGAAAATATTAAGATTCTTAAGAAGCTCGCATCAAATATACAAATCAAAGATGCCATGGAAGATGTAAAGAATTAGTTTAAAGTAAATAATATAATATTAAGTATGATAAGAGTTATTATCCTTGTATTATATGTTTCGGTCCAAGTATTTGCTGAAAGATCTTGTAGAGTATTATGGACCTCAGATGATATCAATAATAGGTCAATAATGATATGTGAAAATATCCAAGAGCTTGAAATGAATGACGATTTATTTAATCTCTCCACAAGTTCAATAAATAGAAATATTACACAGTTATTTATAAATAATACAAATAATATTACAACGAGTACTCCATCCCCTTCCAATGTAACCGATATAATGAACATCATCGATATAATGAACATCATCGATATAATGAACATCACCAATACAACACATCAATTAAATAATAGTAATATATCAAGAATACCAATTTCAAATACCACGGAGAAGTCGCCATCACCTAGTCTAAATATGAAGGATAAATCAACACCAAGTCCTAATATCAGAGGATTAAAAATAACTAGGTCTTCACCAAGTTCAATTAATATGAAGAATGTCATGAATGCTACAAAACCTGACAATAACTCCTCGACAACGAAAAATGGAGTAAATACAACGGGTATTATAATATGGTCAACTGTAGGGGGGGTCTTTATCGTACTTTTGCTTTCGTCAATCATAATGAAGGTAAAAAGGAATAGCGGAGGTGTCCACCCCTGCCCTCCACAACAGGAGGTAAAGAAACAATATAAATTAAGAGATCCTAATTCATTGAAGCGTCCCAAGGATTACTTAATAGAACGTATAAATAGAAAGAAAAAGGTTAAGAATGGGGAGAAAAAAAATAATTCCTAAATACTATTTTTGACACAGCTTTGCTGATGCCCGTAGGGCTGTCAAAAATAGTATTTAATTATCTACCAAGAATTAATATTTAGTGAGAAAAAAATAAATACAAATAATAATTAATTAAGACCATTTATCATGTGATAGACTGGAAATAAAACAACTGTTGAAAAACCTTCAACAATCCGCGAGACCATAATTGACAATTTTGTAACATTATTTATAAATTTTGTTACCACGGGTGGTCACAAAGTATAAAAAACACTGGTTTTGTAAATTTGTTACTGAAAGCGTGACAAAATACAACCGCGGTGATAAAACGTGAGCTGTTATGCAGTCATAAAACCAAATCAACAAAAAAATAATTTGTTGAATTGGAAAAAACATGAATTTACTCGACTACTTTAGAAAAAAAGATAAAAAAAGCACTAAAAAAACAGTAACTAATTTATTGTAGAT